TGCAACACTTGCTGTTATTTTACTACCGCCCTTTACTACACCGCCTTTCAAGATGAAGTTGTCCGGATTCATTAATCCAGTTACAGCTGCTGGTCCTGGGTTATAACCCGTCCCTAAATCCAAATGCATATGAGGACCAGTTGATAATCCAGTGCTTCCCACTTCTGCATATGCTTTTACAGACCCATCTGATTGCATACCAACCCGATCTCCTGCTTTAACCAAATTCTTGGAGTGGTGATTAGATTTAACATATCTACCATCGTCTAATTTGATAACAACGAAATTTCCATATCCACCATTATGTCCAGTAGAAGCTTCTACTACTGTTCCGGGAGCTACTAACGATAATGGAGTTCCTTGCGGCATCGAAACGTCTCTGCCAGTATGCCCAAATGCAGTTGCTCCAGATCCCAGATTATCTTGAACTTGAAATCCTCTACTACCAAATTCAGCCGCTGTTATTTTATTGGCACCAGTAACATTATATTCTGTCTCTGGTCTTCCATTGTTGGTATTAGTAGTGTTCTGATTTGTTCTGTTTTTACCACTAAAGAATTTAGTCAATGCTTTCTTCATTTTCTCGAATGCATTTTCTTTCTTTCCGGCAGATTTACCGTTAGTAGCAAATTCACCAATATCTTCAGTATCTTCAGTATCTTCTTCTGATTTTTTCTTTACATTTTTCATCGTGGTATCAATACCAGAAAATGCTCCACCAACATTTGTCTGTGCAAGTGTTGCAGGTACATCAAAGAACTTTGTCAATGCGTTAGCAGATTGCTTAAACATAGGAGCAACTAAAGATGCTGCTGGTCCTGCTTGTGTCAAGAAGTTGGCAGATGCTCCAATCAATGCCCCGCCGACAGGTGACAATACGTTACCTGCCATATCTTGATTCTTTGTACCAGATTCATACCGGTCTACAGGAATAATAGCTTCGGTGCCATGCATTACTGCTAGTCCAGGTTTAGTTAATCCACCAGTTTCTTTTTGCTGCGGGGTTTCTGCTTGCTCGGCTTCTCCTTCTTTAGGTTCAGATCCGCCCCCACCAGTGAGTGCATCATACAAGAATCCACCCACCATATCTCCAAGAAGACCACCAACAATGGTTCCTGCAAATGGAATGGGGATGAACGTACCTAAAAATCCACCGAGTGCGGCACCCACTGCTTTTGCTGCTGCTCTACCTACAGGTTCTCCTAACATCAATGAGACAGCAAAATCAATCAATCCACCAAAGATCGGGATGCGTTTTATAATAGGACGCATCAGTCCTAATGCTGCTTTTTTGACAAATGCTTGAGTTGCTTTGACAGCACCTGCTTGGGCTAATTTCTTACCTCCTATCTGTAATGCACTTCTAGTTACAATTCTTTGAGCACCACGTCTACCAGCATCAGCACTAATACCAAGTGCTTTTTTTGTTATGGATCGTACAAGTTTTTTAGGAGCAAATTTTCCTAACTTATTTTTAAAAAGTCTTACAATCGCTCGTATTTTTTTAGGAGCAAATTTTTTCCATAGTTTACCAAGAGCTTTCTTAATCCACCCAGTAATATAACCAGGTGATCCCATTTTTCTAGGATCAAAACCTTTTATATCTTTGGTTCCTGCAGCATCAAGAATATCGTCTTGTTCATCAATAGCAGCATCAGTTTCTGCATCATCAAGTTCTTTTTTCTTTAATGCGGTCTGTGCTTCAAATGCTTCTAGAATACCATCAAATCTATCATTAAGACCATCATGACTGGTCTCAATCTGATTAAGATTGCTTACAGTGGTCCCTAACGCAGCACCAATAAGAGCATTCTGCTTTTTCAGTTCATTATCAATACTACCAAGTTGTCCCTGGATTTTTTGTAATGATCCAACAAGTGTTGATAAAATCTTGGTGTTTGATATCCCAGTAGATTTCTTTTCCTTTTGATAATCTGTTCCTTGCTGTTGATTTACTGCATCGATAAATGATTGCGGTAAAATATCGGTAATGTCTGATATATCGCCAGTTTCTTCCGATACATCTGCTTCTTCTATTGCTTCGTCTACTACCTCAACTGCTTCTTCAATGTTCTCTTTTACTTCTTCTTCTGCCTCCTCAACAATCTCTTCTGCTTCTTCTTCTACTTCTTCTTCTTTTTCTACTTCTTCAGCAACACTTGTGTCAGTAAATCCTTCTGTACCAGCTGTTTTTAAATATCTCTCAACAATCCATTCTTGATATATTCTCTGATCTTCACCGCTGGTACTACCAGTCTCGAACATAGGATATCCATCGATATCCGTCTTCATATTCTTAATAATTATATCAGCATCTTTGTCAGAAAGTTTCGTCTCCAACATAGAAAAGTAACTGGTGCCACTATCATCTGTGCCGCCAGTTAACTTTGCTTTTAATCTATCAAAGATGCGATCCTTCTGTCCACCACCAGGCACACCTTTCCTATACCATCTTACGATATCTTTTGGTGCTGGGGTTTTGAAAATCATCTACGAGCCTTTGCTTCCTCTGCTTTTTTCTTTTCCTCTTGAATATGTTGAATTAGAAGAGCAGTATAAACTTCTCTTTCCCACGGCATGAGGTGTTCAATCTCCGTCAAAGAGTATTTATGGTACTGCATCAAAGCAAAGTTAGTTTTGTAATAGCCCTCCAAACTATTCTGAAAGACCGCTATGCGAAAAAACTTTGTAATCCCTCAATTGTATATTCACATTCATTGCCAGTATTAGGATTCAATACCTTAAATGTGTGTAGTAATCTAGGCATAGTCTCGTAGAATTTTTGAATTTCTTCAAACTGTCTGCTAGTTAAACCCTCAACAAACTCACGAAACTCTTTCTTTGTGGTAGTTGTAGAATCATATACATCTTCACCATCAAAAATTTGATCAATATGTTCAGCAATAAAGTTGAAAATATGCTCTGGATCTAAATCTTTGTTGAGAAACTGCGATTCAATAAATCTATCCATACTTGGATAATTAAGCATAATCCCCATATCGTCTGTAAGCATAATCTTTCTACTATGCTCATCAACTTTATTCACTTCAACCTCATCAATATTGATTGATGCTTTTGCTTGAGTTTCGTTATCATCAGTACAAGTTACCGTCATTTCGATAACTTCACCGACAGCAGCAGCACGAATCTTAAGGAATAGATACTCAAGATCAAATGAAGGTAGTTGATCCACCTTCACTCGGGATAAAATACATGCTCTCAATGTATTTTTTACAGCAGTAATTACTTCTTTTTCATTATTAGATTCTAATGCTAAAAGTAGTACTTTTTCTTCTTTAACAAGAAATGGTCTATATTTTACAGTTTTTCCGGTAGAAGGTAACGTAAGTTCATACGTAGGTACGCCAAGTTTAGGTAATGCCATTGATATGTGAGTTCAAATCGTATATTTATTTAGTTCGACTTTTTGAGTCAATTTTTGGTGGCGATTTTTTTTCGACTTTTTCGTAACTGAAAAGTCTATTTTGCCCTGCTATGTACAACAGTATGTTTTTGGTAGTAAAAGTTAGCAGTCACCTTGGTGATCTGCGAAGTACCATAGGACAACGGAATAGAATCAATAGAATATGGATAAATATTCTCCATAATATAGGATACTGCTGATCTCTCATTAGGAGCACCACGTCCTTTTTCAGTCTTGGTAACTCTCAAGTTACACATGTACTGTTCGGGATAGTTCAATCTAATCGGCCTATTAAATTCATTTGGCTTTGCTTTCTTCATATTAATCAATCCCGGATCAGATGATCTAGGACCATCTTGAGCAGAATCGTTTCCATTGAAAATAAAAGAGTGCCAGGTATTAAGAAATTTGAGTGGTATCATATTAGCATCACACATCCATGTAAGTGACAAATCACTATAAAATCTAGCATATGGGTAACTAATCTGACTTTCTCCCATAACTCTACCACTCAACTGTCCTACTGCTGCCTGTACATTAGGAAGTTGTGCTTCATCACAAAGCATCTGAATTAATCCCGACGTTTTGGTTTCATCGCCAGTTGCAACGGGACCAATAAATTCTCCAAGATTATTTGTTAATTGCGTCGAGAAACTATAGAACTCAACATCATAACCATTAGAGAAGGACATCCCTCCCTGTTTAGCAATATTCTGTAGGAAAGTATCTAATGACACGCTAAATAAAAACAGTTGGTCCATCTATATTTAGTATGGCATATTCAGGCATTTACAAGCCAACTAACCCACGGAAGTACAAAGGAAATCCAACCAGAATAATTTATCGCTCGCTATGGGAGCGTAAATTTATGTTCTTCTGTGATCATAATGGTAGCATCATTGAATGGGGCAGTGAGGAAATAATCATTCCTTATAAGTGTCCTACTGACGGAAGAGTACATAGATATTATCCAGACTTTTACATCAAAGTAAAAGATAGGAGTGGTAAATATCAAAAGTATATTATTGAAGTGAAACCTAAAAAGCAAACACAACCACCTAATGAAAAACCCAAACGCAAAACTGTCGCTTGGAAAAAAGAAGTCTTTACATTTATGAAGAACCGTGCCAAATGGGACGCCGCTGAAGACTTCTGTGAGGATAGACAGATGAAATTTTTAATCCTTACCGAAGATCATTTAGGAGTAGGAAGATCCAATGGCAAAAACAAAAAGTAAAGGGTTCGGAGGAACTTCTAATACATATAAAACTATCTTTGAAAAAGTTAGTGATGCAACGAACGGAGAAAAAAAATCTGTGTCATGGTATAGGGACAAGGTA